ATAGAGTAAGTATCACCAGAAGAGTGTCCTACCGTCGTTAATTGTATATCCCCCGTCTTGCCGCTAGCGGCTGCAACATTGGGAAGACCACTTACATCTGAATAATCTAGCGTGTCGGAATAATCAGCGGGTAATTCTACGGCGATAACGTCCGTCGAGGCATCCCACAGCAGCTTTACCGACATACCGACAGTAGAGAAGCTGACTTTTTCAAGCCTAACTCCTGTACAAGCGGTTCCATCTTGACGAGAAGATAGTGCAGATACATCTACTTTAGTAACAGCCGCTTCCCCAGTAGAATCGCTAGTATTCGTGCAATAAATTACCGCAGTCCTAGCACCGTCAATTACTGTTGTTGTTGTTACAGCATCAGCCATATCAGTCTCCTATTAGGACAGGGGGATTAGCCCCCTGTCCCATTACTCAAGTCAGGTTTAACTATCCGCGAAAGGAGTTGCAATTGTTCCAGAACCAATTAGAACACCTTGAACAAGATATTCATTATCAGCAAGAGCGGTGATCTCAAGGTAAGAAAACTTGTCTCCACCCAGCGTTGAGCCATTCATAGAAATTACATCATTCGATGAAGCGGGTATAAAAACTTTATAACTTCCATTAGTAACACCAACAGCCAAAGATCCAAGGAATTTGTCCGTGCCATCTGTTTTGATATCAAGATCAGTAGCATCTGTTCCAATAAAGAATCTGTAAATAGCTCCAAGTTGATTGTTTACATTTGGATCATCTGGTCCAGCAGAAGCACTCGCATCATCAGCTTGAATAGTGGGGAGGGTTACTGCGCCATCCGCATCATTTATTTCCATGATACGACCAGCATGGGTAGCAAACGTGAGAGTTGTTTCAGCAGTGATATTAATAACTGCGTCTGGTCCAGCAGTTATAAATCCATTCAATGAACGAACGGGACCTGAAAAAGTAGATCGAGACATAATATAATATCCTTCTTACGAAAGGTTTCGCCCTAGAGTCTTCGTAAGCGTCTGCTGGGCCAGTCGCTAGGGCTATGAAATCCCAGAAAAAGGGGGGAGATATCTCTCCCCCCTTTTTCTTTGGTTACGCTCCTGGTGAGCCGAAGATTCCGCGAGGATCCGACCACCCGAACACATAACGTTCGCGAGCCTTGTACCTCACATTACCTGTATCGAAGTCACCTTCCATGGAGGTTCTAATCGGAGTCCGATTAAATCCTTTAACTCCATTGGGAGCATCCGTTTTGATGAACCATGCATCAGTATCCGTGAGATAGTGGTTAACGGCATAGCCTTCCGGAAGCATTCCCATGTTCCGCATTGCATTTATGTCGTTATCCGCCGTTCCCGGACGTAATGTTGATTCAAGTAAACGGTCGGTAGTGAACTGAAGTTCCTTTGGAATAATCAGTTTATTACCTTTAACAGCGATTTTCAGTCCGCGCTCATCAACAAAGCCAGCAACATCAATAAGAGCCTGTTCTAGACTGGTCTCATTGAGATCCGCTGCTGTCGAAAGTTCGTTTCTGAAAGTGTTACCATTAACAAGTGTGTGAGCGGTGGAACAAAGTTCCAAACCATCACCACCTGTGTAGGTGCTGTCGAACGCATTGTTAAGAACCGCAGCGCCCTTGACCTCTTTGGTCTGACTCATGCTTCGCGCCAAAGCCCGTGTATACCGACCAGCCAACCGATCATAAAGATTATCTTCGATTGCCTCTTCGGTAATGGAGAACGCAAGTGCGATTGTCTCCATTGTATAACGAGCAGTGTAGACTTCTTGTGCGTCATCATAAGTGATGGCCGTACCTTCAGTCTTCGTTGGCGCTGAACCAAAGCCACTCAGCATGACCTCTTCTTCAAAAGCACGGTCAGAATTCTCCATGTTGAAGATATCTTCGTACTCTCTTCCGTATTGGTCATATTCCAAGCCAAACAAGGCATTCAGGCCGGGTTCCAACTCTTTGACTAGTTGTGCTCTGCTAATAGTCATTGGTCAACCCTCCTATACGCCAACAGTGGCTGCGGTGCCACCAGCAGCAGATCCGTTAGGACTGTTGAATTGGTTATTCAACCGTACCAAAGCACCAATACCAGCAGCACTGAAATCTTGATTGGATGCATCATCAACCCATCCCAATATCCTCATATTCAAGGAATTGGTGGTGTTAATTGTAGTAATAGACAATGTACCAGATGACATGCCAGTAGTAGTACTTCCACTGGTAGCTGTGGCAAAGTTTGCATTTGCAAACACAGCGGCTCTCGCCGTTGCCTTGGTTGTCCACGTGGCATCAGTAGCAATCACAAATATTTGATTTGGATCATCTGCGACCCAAGCCTTTATTGGATGATTGCTATCAGCCCCAGAACCGGGCCAATACTGCGACCACGTGGGTTTTCCAGTAGTGCTATTGACATATTCACAACCCATGAAAGCGCCAAGCAAACCAACAGTCCCTCCTGCGGCATTACCTGTTAAATCTATGAACCCCGTACTCAGGGGGATAACAGGTTGACCTTGATAAAGGGCGTTCGTATTGCCATTGGCAATTTCATATTGTGTATAGCCACTAACACCAGTGGAATTGGAATTTTGACCCATTTTAGCAATAGGTCTCAAACCCCACGATCCATTGAGATTAGCCATACCGTTTGCTCCTTAAAGCAATTATCAAATTAAAACAGTAGACCTAAGCTTCTGACTTAGGACCACCAAACGTAACACGCGATTGACGTTCAGGTTTCTGAATAGCCATCGAATGATGCTGCGTTTCCTTCATAAGATCGTTGTCTACCGCTTGCATTGCATCTGCATTTCTTTGCAGAAAATAATCCGTGCGCTCGTCAACTATCTCCACAGGAATACGGGCTAATAGAAGCCCACCCACACCAAAAACTCCTTCATATCTACCGCTATCAACAGTAGGGGCCTCAAACTCAGGGTATTCTTCTTTCCGGACCAGTTCCCACCCTTCTCTTATACGGGCAGACACATTCTTCCGGTCATCAAATCCCCTCACTTCAGCCCTAATCCAGCGGTGTGCGAAACCTTCTGGGGGTGGAGGTGCGTCTAACATAGACGGTGGTTGCCAAGGCTTACGTCGTGGTTTTGAAGCCCTGGTCTCAGCAGCGCGGGGAGTGCGATTAACTTTTTCCGTAGTCATGTCGTTCTCCATCAGCGTTTGTATTTCGCGTACTCACTAAGTGGCACTCCGAGTTTATTTGCTATCGCAACTTCACTAGGAGAGAGTTTTACTGTTTTGCGTCCAGAATTGCTGGAACGAACGGCAGAGGCAACGGCCTGTTGAGGGCGGCGTCCTTCTGATACAGAGACGGACTGTTCCACAACAACTTCACTGTTGAACTTATGCGGAAAAGCATCTCTAAGTCTTTTATCAATCTCATCATAGTATTCCGTAGTGCTAGTGTCAAAGCCTTCATCTTCCACCAAAGTTCTATGGATTCCGAAGGCTGCAAAAGTCATGGCGTCATCTTCTCCAAACCATTTATTTTTTGAAGCCCATGATTCTGCTCTCGGATCCGGTCGTACAGGTATTTGAGGTGCCTGTTGCATCGGAACACTGGCTTGTGGATGTTGGGCGGCTTCCTGCATACGTGTCTGTTCCGCCTTGGCCGCTCGAACTCGTTCCTCTTCGATGGCTAATTGAGCAAGTTTTTTGTTCAGCTCAACTTGTGTGCTAGTATCATTGGTAGCGATGGCGGTTTCAAGATCTTTGGTAATAGCGTCCGTTTGAGACGTAATTCGATCCCCGTATTCGCTCACATAGCCAACATCCAGGCTATGGACGCGCCCTTTAAGAGTGCTGTTTTCTTGCTGAAGACCCTGGGCGTAGGAAATCGCCGCCTGTTGCTGTCTTTCCGCTTCGCGGGCCTTTTTGGTTAATTTATCTATGCGCTTTTGAACTTTGGCGCTGTATTCCTCATGTTCACCTGAATCTCCTTCAATAGAAGAAATAGCATCTTTGTCTATTTCGACCACTACCGATTTCCCTTCAGAGGGAAGATCTACCGTATCTTGTTCTAGTTCTGGCATGGCTTTTCTCCATGTTTAAAAATGCAGGATATCTTCAGGATCCTGGATGACAGCTATTACTTCATCGTCGTTTAGAATTCGAACCTCACCGCCGTCGATCTTGAAACGAGCACCCGAATATCTCCCAAAAATCACCCAATCCTTTTCCGCGCACCAAGGTTGCCAATTCTCATGGGGGTCATCTGGATTTCCAAACTTATTCCTATCCTTATATGCTAACGGGCCAACCGCTAGAACA